CTTATTGATCAAGACTTAAAAATGGGCTATATCCCTATTTGGAACGATGAAACAGCATGGAATAAATATCTATTCTTAAATCCACCAAGTGTTATGCTAGACCCATCGTATATTTATCCAGACTCACTCATAAACGAATACTACGTTCCACTGTGGGGCAGAAACTATATTCCAAGACTAATCACAGTTACTAAATGGTTCTCTATTAGCAAAGAGGGTGGTCAGGCCTTGCAACATTTAATAAAAAAATGATTACAATCTCTATATCTAGCTACAATCAAGCTGAGTGGCTTAAAGAAGCTATCGAATCAGCTATCAATCAAACTATTCCATGCGAAGTTTTAGTAATTGATGATGGTAGCACCGATAATTCTTTGGAAATCGCTAAACGATACGAGCCAATGGTTAGAGTAATATCACAGGTCAACAAAGGGCTAAGTTCAGCTCGAAACACTGGTATAATGAACGCCAAAGGTGAATATTTTTTACCGCTAGACTCTGACGATATATTAGAACCACAAACTGCCGAAAGAATACTACAAACTTTTAAAAAGACAGGTGCTGATATAGTGGCTCCATCTATGCAATGTTTTGGCCGTGCTAGTGAAACTATAATCTTAATGCCAAATCCAACCTTGGAAGATTTTAAGACAGGAAATCGTATTCCTTACTGTTCGGCAGTAAAGACCAGTCTATTAAAAGAAGTTGGAGGCTACAGTCCAAAGATGACTGTAGGGTACGAAGACTACCATTTATGGTTTAACTTATTAAATCGAGGGGCTAAAATTGAAACTATCCCAGAACCATTATTTAATTATCGAACTAAAGAGCAATCAATGTGGCACGACGCAGTAAAACACCATGAAACACTAATGGCTCAAATCAATAAAGATTTTCCTTTTATGAAAAATATTATTAGTGATCCATTACCAAAATGATACCAATAAGACATAGTGTAGGGGGTGTAGGTAATTTGATGTTTAAGCAAGCGTACTTATACGCACAAATGCGAGATAGCATTATTCCTGATGTGTATGTGCAAAGTCAGGCATACTGGGCTAAATATAAAGATGAAATCAAAGCATTGTTCGGCCACGGCATAGGATATATAGATAAAGTTTCATTACAAATTAGACGTGGAGATTATCTAGATAAATATAATTTTTATAACAATGTTACTGATGGTGATTTCTATAAAAAAGCCGTCGAGATGTTTCCCAATGATACTTTCTTAGTTTTTTGCCACGATAATCAAGACCCAGAACAAGACCGACTCGACAAAGAATGGTGTAAACAATATCTTGACCAGTTTATCCCTGGGAGATATGAAATGAATGTACCGACTACAGAAACAGACGACATGAACAAAATGGCCTCATGTAAAAGTAACATAATAGCTAATTCAACTTTTGGTTGGTGGAGTGCTTTCTTAAATCCAAACCCAAATAAGACAGTAGTGTGCCCAAAGAGTTGGTTTAGAGATGGTGTGCAAAGGTGCGAATTATTAGAAGAATGGATAAAAATATGAAAATCTTAATTACAGGAAGTTTAGGATTGGTGGGTAGTGAAGCTGTGAGCTTCTTTAAAGAGCAAGGTTGGGAAGTTGTTGGTATAGACAACAATATGCGGTCGTATTTTTTTGGAGTGGACACCCAGACTCCTCAGTACGAGGTCGATATAAGAGATGAAAAAGTTGTCGACAGGCTTTTTCAGGAACATAAATTTGATGCAATAATCCACACGGCCGCACAACCCAGCCACGATTGGGCTAAAAAAGAACCCTTAACAGATTTTGATATAAATGCAAGAGGAACTCTAATCTTGTTAGAAGCTACTCGTAAATATTGCCCAAACGCTGTATTTGTAAATATATCTACAGACAAAGTATATGGTGAGAATATGCAACGAGATAATTTAGTAGAATTAGAAACACGATACCACCATGACGTTCCATTTGATGAGAACACTGGACTTGATCACACTATGCGTTCAGTCTTCGGTTGCTCTAAAACTGCTGGAGACATTTACACTCAAGAATACGGAAAATACTTTGGCATTAAGACAGTGTGCTTTAGACCTGGATGTATAACTGGTAGAAACCACAAAGGTGCAGAATTGCATGGTTTTATGGCCTATCTAGTCAAGTGTATTAAAGAGGGTATACCATATAACATATTTGGATATAAAGGGAAACAAGTCAGAGACCAAATTCATGCTTACGATTTAGTTACAGCGTGTTATGAGTTTATAAAAAATCCAAAAATTGCCGCCGTTTACAATATCGGTGGTGGTGAAGAAAGAAGTTTGTCAATTTTGGAAGCTATAAAGTTGGTCGAAGAAGAAACTGGCAAGAAATGTGTGTATAACTATATTGACGATAACCGTAAAGGTGATAGAATATGGGATATACATGACGTATCTAAATTCCAAAAAGATTATCCTAACTGGAAATTTAAATACTCTCTCAAAGATATAATAAAAGACCTATGTCAAAAATTCTAATCACTGGTTTTAAAGGTAACATTGGTTCACGACTCGCTACTTGTTTTGATGATTTTATAGGTATTGATACACAAGATGGAAAAAATTTACTAACTTGTGATTTACCAGACGATGTAGATATTATTTTTCACCTGGCGGCTCATGCTCCAGTAGAGTGGTCATGGCAAGACCCAGTTCGAACAATGGAAAACATCTCTTCTACTGTACGATTGGCCACAAAATACCCTAATGCCAAGATAGTCTTTGCCTCAACAGGTGCGTCAATCAACCCAGCATCTCCTTATGGATTCTCAAAAATGGCTTGTAACGAATACTTAAAACGATTCCACAAGAATTCAGTCATATTATATTTCCCGAATATTTACGGAATACCTAGAAGCGTAGTAGACATATTTAAAGGTCGAGAGGAAGTTATTATTTATGGTGATGGTCTTCAGACTAGAGATTATGTTCATGTAGATGACATCGTTTCGGCTCTTTATAAAGCAAAAGATTGGGACGCTGGGGAATATTTTTGTGGAAGTGGTATTGAAACAAATCTACTCCAACTCGCTAAGGGTAAAAAGATTCAATTTAAAGAACCACGAAAAGAAGCTCGAGAATCTGTTTTGCCGAACACTACTCCTAACTGGAAGCCAACAATTAACGTTTTAGAATACATCAATGAAGTTTTTTGATATGGACGGTACAATTACAGAAAGTAGACAAATCATCTCACCAAAGATGAAGAAGAAGTTGCTTTCTCTAAAAGAACCATTTGTCGTAGTTTCAGGTGCTGAAATTCCACGAATTACAAAACAAATGGATGGTGTTAAATGTATAATGATGGGTCAAAATGGCAACGACACACCAGACTGGCAAAACACACTAACCAAGAAAGAAGTTGCAGAAATTTACGGCCACATTCAAAGTCTAAAGTTACACTTTCACCAAGACTGTATACATAATAGAGGATGTCAGGTTTCACTATCATTTACTGGCCACCATGCAGATATTGAACTGAAGAAAGTATTTGATCCAGACAAGAAATACCGCAAGAGAATGCTAAGAAAGTTTCCATTTAAGAGCAAGACACTAATGGTCAGAATAGCAGGTACAACTTGCTTTGACTACAATCGAAAAGGCTCACTGAAAGGAGATAACCTTAAACGATACATGGAACTCCATGGCCTAAAAAAGAAAGATTGCGTATATTACGGAGACAATTTTGATAAAGGGGGTAATGATGAAAGTGTGCTAGGGGTTATGAAGTGCATTAAAGTTAAAAACCCAGACGATTTATATAAAAAATTATGAAAATAGGATTTACTTGCTCAGCGTTTGATTTGTTACATAGTGGACATGTCGCTATGCTCGAAGAAGCTAAGACTCAATGCGACTATCTAATAGTAGGTTTACACACAAACCCACAAATTGATCGCCCACAGAAAAATAAGCCAGTTCAATCTACACTAGAACGATTCATTCAACTTAAAGGTTCTAAATTTGTAGACGAAATTATCCCTTATGATACCGAAGAAGACCTGTATAACTTGCTACAAATCATAAAGCCAGACGTACGTATTTTGGGTGAAGAATACAGAGACAAAGCCTTCACAGGGCATGATTTGAAAATTGAAACATACTTCAATACTAGACGACATAATTATTCGACAACTAAGCTAAGAGAACGACTATGCCAAAACTCTCAATCGTAATCCCTATTCATGATATGAAAAATGGTGCTTTCTTTCTTTGGAGAGCAGTCAATTCAGTCATGGAGCAGTCATTCAAAGATTATGAAATTATCATAGTCAAAGAAGGCAAGATGGCCGAAAATACCAACGCTGGTATAAAAAAAGCAAAAGGTCAGTTGATTAAGATACTTTACTTGGATGATTACTTGGCTCACCCAAACGCCCTCCAAGAAATAGTAGACAACTTTGAATTTATGGATGAGTGGATGATAACAGGGGCCGACACTAACCCAAACCCATACTGGACTGACGACATTGAAACTGGAAACAATAGACTCGGTTCACCATCAGCTCTCACTATCAGAAATGGAATTGGCGAACTATTTGATGAAAGGATGAGCTGGTTACTGGATTGTGATTTATACAGACGACTATACGACAAGTACGGCCCACCTAAGATATTAGACACCATCGGAGTATGTATAGGTACTGGAGACCATCAAATGACTAACATTTTAACAGACGAAGAAAAATTATTAGAGTATAAGTTAATAGCAAAAAAATATGAGTAAAAAAGTTTTGTTAACAGGTATTGCAGGTAGTATCGGCATTCATGTATTTTCTCACATAATGCACAATACGGATTGGGACGTGGTCGGTATTGCAAGTTTTAGACATAAAGGGTTGGTAGACCGAGTGTCTCACACCTTAGAAGAGCATCCAGATTGGGCTAAAAGACTACGCATGGTTACTCATGATTTATCAGCACCAATCTCATCTCTAACCCGAGAAAAAATTGGGCACATTGATTATATTATAAACTTGGCATCTCTATCTGATGTAGACGCTAGTATAAAAGACCCAGCACCATTTATTCAAAACAATGTGGCTTTGATGGTCAATATGCTCGAGTATGCCAGAGAGGCAAAACCAGAAAAGTTTATCCAGTTCTCGACTGATGAAGTCTATGGCCCAACTGAAAATAAATCTCAAGTGTATAAGGAGTGGGCACCGCTTATCCCATCGAACCCCTACGCCGCTTCAAAAGCCGCCCAAGAGATGATATGTATGGGTTACTGGAAAACATACAACGTCCCTATCATCATCACCAACACAATGAACAACTTTGGTGAAATGCAACAACCATTTAAGTACCCAGTGATGATTCAAAAAGCTATTGCTAATGACGATGAAATTACCGTGCATGGAAATGAGAACGGAGATATTGGTTCTAGGTCATATATTCACTCAAGAAACGCCGCCGATGCTGTGTTGTTTATTCTAAAGCAACCAGTACATATGCACATACCAGAAAAAGCTGATATGCCAGACCGATATAATATCGCTGGAGATAAGCAACTAGACAATCTGGAATTAGCACAAACTATTGCTAGATTGATGGGCAAAGAATTAAAATATACACTAACGAATTTCCACAAAACTAGACCTGGCCACGATCCACACTATGGACTCGACAATACAAAGTTAAAAGAAATGGGCTGGAAGTCGCCAGTATCATTCGAAGATTCACTCAAGAGCACTATCGAGTGGCAAACTGCTCATCCCGAGTGGATTTCTAAGAACAACCTATAATATGAAACATGACCTAAGATACGGTGGAGCTTTAACTGGCAAAGCCGAAATGAACGCAATTATAAAGTCGATTTACAAATCTAATAAAACAGGAAATTGGCAGACTGGCCCAGAAGCGAAAGCTATGGAAGAAGAAGCCGCTAAATTTCTTGGAGTTAAACATGGTATTCTTACCACTTCTGGTTCTTGTGCTGGTTTGCTTGCTCTCTCTGCTTTGGAACTTAAAAGAGGAGATGAAGTCATTATCCCCGCAGTCACATTCCCTACGATATTCAATATTATTTTACAGTGCGGCCTTACTCCTGTCGTTGTTGATTCTAAGATTGGCACTTACAACCTAGATATAGACGAAGTAGAGCAAGCAATAATTAAAAGTAAAGGCAAAGTAAAAGCTGTAATAGCTGTTCATGCAGTGGGCAATCCTTGTGATATGCCAAGACTAATGAAAGTAGCTAGGAAATATAATGTCAAAGTCATCGAAGATAACTGCGACGGATGGGGAAGCACAATCGGAGGAAAAAAAGTTGGTTCCTTCGCCGATATATCTATTACTTCTTTTCATGCGGCCCATATTGTATCTATGGGAGTTGGTGGCGGCATCTTCACCAATTCTAAATCCTTGGCTCAAAAAATAAGACAATATCGAGACTGGGGACGTATTGCCGACACGAATAAACCTCACACGTGTCCAACACTTCCGAAAGACCAGAACCCAAGATTCGTCTACGATAAAATAGGTTACAATTTTCAAATCCTAGAACTTCAGGCGGCCATGGGTAGAGTACAACTTAAAAAAGCCGATGAAATCAAACGACTAAGAAAGAATAACTTTAACTACTTATTTACTAAACTCGGAGAACTAGGCACTGATTTGTTGTTACCAACATGGGTAGACAAAGCAGATGTTTGCTGGTTCTCATTTCCGCTGACTAAACTAGGTGATCGTGGCTCATTGGTTGCACACCTAGAAAAACATGGAATAGAAACTCGTTCTATGTTTGCTGGTAACATTCTCAAGCACCCAGCCTATAAAGGAGTAAAGGCAAAACAATTTGGAAAACTAACCGAGGCAAACTATATCTTAGGACATTCATTCTGGATTACTTGTCATCCAAGACTTAAAAAATCAGACTTAGATTATATAGTAAAAGTATTTAAAGATTACTATGTTAAAACTGCCTAACGTTACCCTCATAGCTTTTGGAACTAAAAATATACCTGGTATGTATGTTGCTCTCGAGCAGTCTCAAAAGGAAATTGAGTGGGGGGCAGTAAAACTAATCACTGAAGTTCAGTGTAACTCTATTGATGAGTGGAATAAGGCTATTATCTTTGATTTGCGACGCTATGTAGACACTGATTTCTGTATGCTGGTTCATCCAGATGGATTTGTAGTCAGACCAGACCTATGGCGAGACTCGTTCTTGAACTATGACTATATCGGAGCACCATGGCCACTACCACATGACCCATTCTCGTATCGAACACCAGATGGTGAACTGGTTAGAGTTGGGAACAGTGTGAGTATTCGGAGTCGTAGAATCTTAAACTTGCCACATGATTTAGAGTTTGCATGGAGACCATACTACGGAAACACTAACGAAGATGGATTCTTAACTTGCCATAATCGTCGTTTATTGCAACACTTTGGCTGTAAATTTGCACCGATAGAAGAAGCTGTGCATTTCTCACGAGAGATGGAACTACCAGAAAATCAAGGCATAGATAGCTTTGCATTCCATATGCATGACACTATGCCAGGTCGCAATGAACAATATCGACACTTGATGATATGATTTACGGAATTTTTCACACAGGTTCTGGACTAGGGAATCAATTACACAGGTATGTAGCCACTAGAGTTTTAGCCCTAGATAAAGGCTATGAATTTGGGATAATTGCCCAGCGAGAATTTAAAGGGATTAGTTTTATGGATTTAGAACTTGGAGATGAACCAACTGAACCATACATGACCGACCATACTGGAAAAATATCTTCATACTCGAAACTACCTGTTTGGGAAGAGTGGAATAAACAAACTTACGATCCAGACTTCAACTTTGTAGAAGATAACACTATTATCGATGGCAACTTTGAAGACCCTAGATATTTTGAACACAGGCTACCTGAAATTGCAGAGTGGTTAAAAACTGAACTGCTAGACATACCAGACGATGTATGTGTGATAGGTTTTAGGGGTGGCGAATATTACACAGTTCCAGAACTAGGATTGCCAAAGGAATATTACGACCGTGCAATTCAATACATGAAAACCATAAATCCAGCGATGAAGTTTGAAGTCCACACTGACGACCCAGAACTGGCTAAGATATTCTTTCCAGACTACAAAGTTATACGAGACATTTCTATCAATTGGCGTTCGATGAGATACGCTAAATATGCTATAATAGCTAATAGTTCATTCTATGTTTTGCCTCGTTTATTAAATGGCGGGCTGACCATTGCTCCGAAATATTGGAATAGATACAACACTAAAAAGTGGGATTACCCTCAAAATTATTACAAACAATTTACTTGGATATGAAATACATAATCTCAAGATATAACCATGACATTTCGTGGCTCAAAGATTACACCACTGACTGGGTAAACGATGTGGTGTTGTATGACCGAAGTGAAGACCCAATTGATTGGGCTATTAAAGTTCCTAATATTGGTAGTGATTTATACGACAAATTCACCTATATCATAGATAACTATGACAATTTACCTGATGTCGCTGTGTATACAAAATGCAATCTATTTAAGTACATCACCAAGGAAGAGTTTGATGAAGTCAAAGACAACAAAACATTTACTCCACTTCTAACTAAAAATCATAAAGTTTATGACAATGAAGACGGGCCAGTTTGTTTTTATGATAATACTGGTATGTTTAACGAAGTAAATAACTATTGGTACTTATACCCACATCCAGCGAAATTCGCACCACCAATACTAGAATTCTTTAAGATGAAAGAAAGGCTCTATAATCAGTTCGCACCTGGCTCAAACTATATTCTGCCCAAGGGGAACATTTTAAAGCATCCTAAGGCATTATACGAGCAATTAAGGGGGTATTTAGACTGGGATGTCTACCCAGGAGACGCACAATTATTAGAACGTAACCTATATTACCTATGGAAAAATTAAAATATCATATAAAACAATCCATGGCGCATCGTTATTGGTGGAGAAATTTCTGTATTAGAATTAACACGCAAGGAGGGATTAGTTACTTTAGTTTGTTTATTAGGTTGTATCCATATAATTGGGCTAATCCAATATATAAAATAAAATGGTTGTTGATGTAATTACATACAATGGCGAACATGATTTGTTTGAGATTCGTTACAATATCTTAAAAGATTATGTAGATGAATTTATCGTAGTCGAAGCACCTACTACTTTTTCTGGCAAAGATAAACCGCTATATTTTAACAGCATAAAAGATAAATATGAAAAAGTTAAATACTTTGTTATCGATGAAAATTACACCGAAGAAGAAATCCAATTGGCACATAATTCTCCCAATACCGTTGGAGCTTCTCATTGGAAGAGAGAATTTCTCCAAAAAGAAAGTATCAAAAAAGCACTAACTCATTTAAAAGATAATGACGTTGTATTCATTGGGGATTGTGATGAGATATGGAATCCAAGATATTTAAAATTCTCTGAAGCATTTATAGGAGAAAAATTACCATTAACAGTATATACATATTATTTAAATAATTTATCAAGTGAGGTATTTTGTGGTACGTTGGTACAAAAATATAAAAATATAAAAGATGAGTGTTTAAATCATTTACGATCTGATACAAAATGTCCTAGAAGTCCGCTAAGTATGGGTTGGCATTTCACTTCACTCAAAGATGGACTTGAAAGAAAACTAACTGACAGTTATACTAAAGAGACATACGCCAGCGATGCAGTAATGGCAAATCTTAAAGACAATATCGAAAACAACCGAGACTTTTTGGGTCGTGGGTTTACTTACAAGGTCGATGAAAGTGAGTGGCCTCAATACCTAAAAGATAACAGGGAAAAATATTTACATTTATTAAAATAACGTATATAATATAAGCATGAGAACGTTTAAATTACTATTGAAAGAAATAAAAGACGAGAACAAATGGGGACTCGTAGATAAAGATGCAGTTCATCGTGGCACAGTGGCCTTTGACTTTAAAGGCAAGACTGATGACTATGATTTTGATTTAAAGAAAGGTGAAGAAGTGTATTACCAGTATGGGACTCCAGCCAAGCTCGATGGCGAGGACTATGTATTAGTATCTTTAACTAGCCTAGTATGTCAAAAGTAATTACATTAAATAAAGCAAAAGAAAAGCAACTCGCAGGTATTATCAAAGCTGTAGATGCTATCAAGATAACAATTGGCCCTAATGGTCAAAACGTCTGTCTAACCAATGGAGACATAGTGAACGATGGTAAGCGAATCGCTGATGATATATCTTTAAAAGACCAAATCGAAAACAAAGGTGCAACTAAGGTCAAGAATATGATCCGTAAAATATCCACTGATGTCGGTGGTGGTCGTACAGCTTGTGCCATTTTATATAAAGAACTATGCCAAACTGGGGTAAACCTATTAGAACGTGGCTTCAATGCCAACGCTATCAAGAAAGGCATGGACTTAGCAGTCAAAGACATCACAGCCGAACTAGAGAAAATGTCTAAGCCAGTCAAGGGCAAACTAAAAGAAATCGCTACTATCTCTACAGAGAGTGAAGAACTAGGCCAAGTTATCGCTGATACAATCGAAAAGGTTGGGCTAGATAGTGTGGTAACTGTAGAAGAATCAAGTGCATTCGGTATCAGTACAGAAATAGCTGAAGGGCTAAAGTTCGACAAAGGCTATCTATCTCCTTACATGGTAACTAATCGAGAAAAGCTCGAAGCTGAATACAAGAACATCCCAGTCTTAATCATGGATAAGAAAATTGGCTTCTTTAGTGAAATTCAACCACTCTTGGACTCAATGCTCAAAAAGAACAAGAAAGAGCTGTTCATAATCGCTGAAGACATAGACGAGTCTATCTTAAAAGCTTTTGCATTTAGTAAGTTCAACAACCTATTCAACGTTTTGGCTATCAAAACACCAGGCGTAGGAGATATGAAGAAGTTTTGCCTTGAAGACCTGTGTGCTTTAACAGGTGCAGAAATCTGGGATGGTGAGAAAGAACCAAAGCTAGGTGTAGTAAAGAAAGTAACAGCGACTAAAGACTCTACAGTTATATATAGTTCAACAGACATTAAAACATGGATTACAACCCTAAAAACTCGCAAAGAACTAACTGATAACATATGGGAGAAAGACCAATTTAATGAAAGAATCGCTAAGCTACAAAATGGTATAGCAGTAATCAAAGTTGGTGCGTCTAGTGAAGATGAAGTCAAGTATCTAAAGCTAAAGATAGAAGATGGCGTAAACGAGACTAAGCGAGCATTAGAAGAAGGCGTGGTAATGGGTGGAAACGTAGCCCTAGTTCATGCATCTAAGACCCTAAAAGCTAAAGAAAATCTAGGCTACAAGATAGTATTACAAGCTATAGAAGCCCCACTAAGGCAGATTGTAGATAACAGCAACGGATCACCAGACGTAGTAATAGAACGTATACGCAACTCTAAAGATTTGACAACTGGCTATAATGCGTTAGATAATGAAGTAGTAGACGATATGTACAAACTAGGTATTATCGACGCAACTAAAGTAGTAAAATCAGTCTTACAATATGCAGTGAAAGAAGCTGGCATATTCTTATCAATAGGGGGTGATGTAAGTGAAGAAATTAAAGAAGAATAACATGAGACCATACACAAAACCAGTTAGTAAAAACGAGGCTCTAAAGAATAGAGAAACCACCAAGAAGAGAGTAGGTGGCTTATTCAAAGGTATTAAAAAGATAGCTCAAAAAGTATTTAGATAATATGGATGAAACTCAAGAACAGTCCAATAACAGCAAACCATGGTTATTCCAACCAGGCAAGTCAGGGAATCCAGGTGGTAGACCAAAGGGTTCTAAATCTCTTAAAACATATGTAAAAGAGATGCTATTAAATATGACCGATGAAGAAAAGTTGGAATATTTAAAAGGTTTACCAAAAGATAAAATCTGGGAGATGGCAGAAGGTAAAGCTAAACAAGACGTAGAAGCAGAAGTTACTTTAACAAGTAAGGTAATCTCAGTAGATGAGTAATGAAGAAATAATTAAATTCTCTGAACTAGCAAAGTTCTTGCCTAAACAGAAAGACGCTCAAGAAGCTTCTAAGCGTTTCAAATTCGTATTATATGGTGGCTCACTAGGCTCTGGTAAATCATATTGGTTAAGATGGATGATGGTCTATTGGCTAATGAAATACTATGCTAAATATGGATTAAAGGGCGTGCGAGCTGGATTATTCTGTGAAGACTATCCTAGCTTAAACGATAGACACCTATCTAAAGTACGCTATGAGTTTCCAGCATGGCTTGGTAAATACAATGAAGCTAAACATGAGTTTACATTAGCACCAGAATACGGCTCTGGTGTTATTGCTTTTCGTAACTTAGATGACCCAGAGAAATATCTCTCAGTTGAGTTTGCTGTAATGGGTGTGGATGAGGTTAATCGTAACCCTGTTGTTACTTTCCGAGAACTTAGAAAGCGTTTACGCTGGTCAGGTATCAAAGATGTAAAGTTCTTGGCCGCTTGTAACCCTCGAGGTGAAGCTTGGGTAAAGAATATGTGGGTTAAGCGTATGTTTCCACCAGAAGAGAATGAACCGTATGAATTCGTATTCGTGCCAGCTCTACCAACAGACAACCCAAACCTAGACGCAAGCTATTGGAAGTCTCTTGAATCATTGCCAGAAGCTGAACGTAAAGCTTTCTTGGAAGGTGATTGGGATTCATTTGATGACTCAATGGATGATAAAGGTTATATTCGTTTGGTAAATGACCGAGAGTTGCAAGCGTCTATTGTGAATAGTGGCGAGCATATGGGCTACAAGATATTGGGTGTTGATCCAGCCGCAGGTGGAGATAATTCTGCAATTGTACTCAAATCAGCTAACTTACAGGAGATTCTATTCAATCAAAAACTCGAGAACACTATGGACTTGGTGGGTAAAGTGTCGCAACTATATCGTGAGAATCAATGTGATTTTATCGTGGTAGACAAGACAGGAATAGGCCAGGGCGTATTTGATAGATTAAAAGACATGGGTATGCCTATTCGTGGTGTTTCATTTGGGGAAAAGAGTGAAGAAGACCAATTCCAGAACTTAAAAGCTGAATGGCATTGGCGAGAACGCAAGTGGTTGCTATCTGGTGGCCGTTTGCTATACGACGTAGCATGGAATGAGTTTGAATATGTAAAGTACAAAAACAAAGACGGCAAAATACTAATCCAGCCTAAGGAAGAGCTATTCAAAGAAGGCTTGATGTCTCCAAACTGTGTAGACGCGGCCGTGCTAACAATGGTTATCGAAGACAAGACTATAAAGAATCAAAAGTTTGCTAGACAGAACGCTGGTAAACACTTTGACGCAATGGATTCTATTTGGAAAGGCGAGCCAAGTAGAACGATTGAACGTTTCATGTGAGTTATCCACATCGAAACATTATTACTATTTAATTGACAAGTTTATTATTAAGCTATGACAAACGCTAAGGAATTCGAGTTTGCATTATCAGAAGACAAAGAATTGGGTATCGGTCAACATAAGTGGTATGGAAAAGAAGACCGCACTGATGATACTCTAATGCATGATACTGGTAAGGGCGAAGCGGTTGTAATCCGATTATTTGAATTTAAATTCCCACCTACACTAGAAAAATTACCAACTGAAGAAGAGTTACTAACTCCCGACTACATGAAACATCTTCATAGTCAACTTTGGGGAGATGGGCTAAGGATTGTTTTAAAGCCTAGAACATCAATCACTAAAGAAGGTTGTAAGATATTCGTACCATGTCAGGCGACAACAGGAAACTCTCACTTAGAAGAAGCTAAATTATTGCAAGAATATCTATAATGGACACACTAGGAGACATCAGACGAAAATATGAAGACTCATTCCAGTTCTTACAGGCACGCAAAAAGCGTCAGGCTAATCAGCTTAAACTATTAGTCAACCTACAGAAAGGAGACCAAAACATATCTTCAACGTTACTTTTAACACTATTTAATCGTGTTCTTTCTTCACTTTACGACGACAAACTACAGATAAAGTTTCTACCATCACAAGGTATAAACCAAGACCAAATCAATGCATATAATATGCTCGCCCAATCAGACTACTTAGAAATGAGTAAGGCTAAATTAGACTATGATTGGTGTTGGGACACCCTATTCTATGGGCGAGGTTATATGGAAACTCTCCAATTCGATGAGAAAAGGAAGATAATGAAGCCACACGTGATCAATCCGTTGGTATTCGGCTATGATCCGATTGTCTCTGAAGTTCAAGACTGGAGATACTACTGGAAATGGATTACTAAAAACAAGTGGGATTTAGAAAAGCTCATAAAGAAAGGCAAAATCACTGGTATATCTAGCACACGAGAAATCGCCGCTGGAGTAGAACCGTATCTATGGGAATACAAACAAATAGTAGACCAAGCTCGTGATGGTGTCATGCCTTCACCAGAACCATTCGGCAATGACATATTCCAATTGCTAGAATTTTATTCATACAACGAAAAAGGAAACAAGTGCGTTTACTGGATAGACAAGAACTTCAGTGTCGTCTTGATGGAAGAAGAACTTGAACTAGAAGACGGCGAAGAGAAAGGTGAGTCAAAGTGGCCAATCGTGGTCAAAGAATCATATCGTCAACCTCATAGTTCAATACCATTCTCAGTGGCTGACCTATTAGACGATAAACACCGAGCAAAGTCAGTCTTGCTTAACCTGGCTTTCATATCAGCTAAAGATGAAGCTAACCCAGTATATCTATACAACTCAGACAAGGTAGATGATGTAACACAATTCCTATCACGCCAAGTCAGCCAACACATACCAGTTAGTGATGTAAACGACGCTGTAGCCCCACTCAACAAGGCTCATGCAATGTCTCCAGAGCTAATCAACTTCATTAGAGTGCTAGAAAGTGAAGCTGAAGACCCTATGGGAGCTGGTAAGCCTATGCAATCAACTGGTGCCTCAAGTACAGGCAATACAGCAACCCAAGCGGCTATCGACCAGCAATTGAACGACATGGCCCAATCTCTAATCTCTAAGGTTCTACAATTCGGTGAGTCAGAATTCTGGTCTCATTGGTTCCATCGCTACGCAAAGTACGCCGATGCTCTAGGTTGGAAGATGGCAAACATAGTCGGAGTCAAAGGTGTAGACTCAAAAGAAATTGATTTGTCAGTTTTCCACACCGATTATCCGCCAGGCATCTTGGTTTATTCTGCAAAAGAGGCAGAATATAAAGAGTTAGTTCTTCGTCGAGATTTAATGCAACTGTACCCAGCTCTTACACAGACATTAGATGCAGACGGATTACGCAACTTTAATAAGCACGTCTTCTTCCCAAAGTTCCTGCAAGACCCATCTCTAATCAACGTAATGTTGCCACCAACCATGGATGAGATAAAGGCCGAAGCAGAAAATGAACAACTGAAGGCTGACGACTTACCAGAAGCTTTGCCAACAGACAACCATACAACCCATATTTATACACACATGATGGTTCAACCAAAGACATGGGCAACATGGTTCCACATAGCAGAACACGAAAAGATGCTGGCAGAACAAAAACAACAAGAACAACAAATGGCAATGCAACAACAAATGGGTTCATCGTCATTAGGTGGTAAAGGAAAAATTGGAGCTGAGAAATCGTCGCCCTTAGCTCAAGCCAGTCCGTTAAAGACTGAAATTAAGAATCAATAATATGAAAAAAAAACTAAAAAAGGAGGAAAAAAGTGTTAGTAGTATAGCAATGAGTGAAGTTACAGGTACACCATACTTCGATACTTCAAAAGAAGATAAAGAAGATACATTATCAACATTAGAGCTTTCGTTTGGGAATGAAGACATGAACAAATTGGTCGGAAAGCTCAACGAAGTAATAAATAAATTAAATGGCAACTAATCCATACGTAAACCTACCAGTAGATAAGAACGGTGCAGTAATGCAGGAATTTCCAGCTACAGCATCAGTAAAGGCTATTTATGCTTCTGAGAACGCTTCCACGTCATCAGTTATCACAGTTACTAAAGATACTACAATCATCGAAGTAGCCGCAGTGGGTGGGCCAGCAGTGGTTCGCTTTGTTAAGGTTACCGATGGTACTGGTGCAGCAACATCAGTCATCAGTGCAGCTTCTGGAGCTAACTTTGATCACGTAATTCCAACAGCAACCTATCGAAGATTTGCTTTACCGATTGAAGGGCTATACCAAGCTCCTAGTTCAATGGTTGGAGCAAATACATTGAATGGTCTTTACCAACGAGTCGCAATTAAATCAATAGGAGTAGCAAGTGTACTCTTAACAGAATATTAAGATGCCAAAGTTTTTAGAGAAAAAGTTAAAGAAAGAATACGGCAAGAACAGTAAAATCCCTTACATGGTAATGAATAAAATCGGAGCTATGAAAGGTAACAAAGAGACGGTCAAAGGAAAGATGATGGCCAAAAAACATGAAAACAAAGTACACCGAACGTCAGCTAAGTCAGCAAGTAAAAAATTAGGGTTTTAGTGGTCGAATTATTAGAATAATGTAAATAAATTTATGGGATTAAGAAAACCTTTACAAACAATCGGAAATTTCACAGCTGCCGCTAGCGAGGTAGGCGGAGGTTCTGTAGCGGGTGGATTTGCATATCCTTTTACCATCCCTCAAGACACAGACACTATCGTGGTTAAGTTCACAGCGTCAGTCGCAGGTGCAGGTTATTCTGCAACCTTGCAAACAACTGATGATGGTGGTACTACATGGTACGATGTATCTCGAACAAGTATCGTTTCAAACGCGGTATCTGGAACAGCTACATGGGCAAGTGGTCATGTCAACGGGGTAGGTTTAGCTACAGCACAAAACGGATTCCCAACTAACTCAATTTTGACTAGTGGTATTCGTTCAACTGCAGCTTCGACGCTTTCAGCTAACCAAGTTTCTGGATTGCCAATACTCTCTGATAAAGGACGAGTATTCGTTACAGTAACAGGCAACATCACAAATGCTGCTTCAAACACTTACACTGCACAAGTGAAAGTTAACAGTGAATCACAAACTAACTAAATGAACAACGCAAACATGATAATGGAAGACTCAGTATTCGAAGAAGTCCATCGCGACTCTTCACCTCTCTTAAGAGAACGAGCTGGGGTTCTAGCCGATATCATAGATGCGTTACAAAATATAGGAGGTTCATCGCACTGGCAAGTTCTTCAAAAATATGTATTTGATGTGGATTTGGAAAGAGCTAAGAGGTCGCTAGTTCAATCTAAAGACACAACAGAGATGTTTCGATTACAAGGTGAGATTAGATTCGGGGAGAAATTCTCGATTGATAGTCTCATCTTGAAATATCGAAATGAATTACAAGCAATAAAAAAACAATTACATGAATAAACCGACTGCTGAAGGTCAAATGGTTCAGCCACCAAGAGAAACAGAAAAGAAAGGGGGAGTTTCAGGATTGTATACTAGAGTATATCCTAAGATTTACGGAGGTATATGCGAGAAATGTGGAGTTTTGGATAAAAACCAAGAAGCCATGTATCAGTATAAACTTTGTGAACACTTTAGGGGATTAAGTTTGGAATGTTCCTACTGTGATCCTACTAAAGACCAAAGGGAAGTTACTCGTATCTCACAACTTTATGTCTATGACCATCCTTTCAAAAAGGACTCATATGGCAGACCAGTTTTGGGAGTAGTGTGCGATTCATTCACTTGTCAAAACCAATTCAATATTGAATTTGGTAAATAATCTCGCTTATAACTAGTCCTTATAAGTTCGATGTATTAAGACTAATCTCGCTTAGAAGTCGCCGAACTAAGTTGATGTAATAGGCCGTTAGATGGATAACGAATTAGAACTCGACCTTAACGAGAATAACCAAGAGGAAATTATTAGCAGAAAAGATAATCGAATAAAATCCTTATCTGATAAAGTTAAAACTACTTCGGAAGAGAGAGATGCTATCGCCAAGGCCAAAGAAGAAGCCGAAGCCAAGTATCAAGCCGCTCAAAAAGAGGCAGAATTCTATAAAAGTTTTAACACAGTTTCTACAAAGTATCAGGGAGCTAGTGAGTATCAGGACAAAATCCGTGAGAAAGCCGCTCTAGGACTCGATGTAGAAGAAGCTACAATGCTAGTGTTGGCCAAGGAGGGTAAATATACACCTCCAGCTCCAACACCAGAAAGACAAGGCAACGTAGCTGGTGGTAGTGCCTCAATCGGTATTACTGACAGTGTAGAAAAAAATGCTAGAGATATGTCTCAAGCTGAACGCAAACAAGTTCTTGATGAACTAGTAGCCAAAGGAGAATTTAAGTTTTAAAGACAAGGTAACATTATAAATGGCAACAACATTAAGAGGCACAGGATGGGGAGGAGCCTCAACAAACACCTCCGAGCTTCTAACAGCTTATATCAATGAGCCGTTAAAAGTCCTAGAACCTGAACTAAAATACGCAACCCTAGGATTGCGAAAAGACATTCCTGCTGGAAATGATCGTCTTTTGTTCCCACAAACAAATCAATTGCCAGTTAAAATCAACAGCTCTATGGCTACTACAGGTGGCCCAGTTGGATTTTCTGGAGGTGGTTCTGTTTGGGGTGCAGGGGCTTCAATTCAAGGAGGTGGGGCATCAACAGCTCCAGGTTTCCCTGTATCGTCAACTGAGGGTGTTACAGCTCTTACTGAAGGTACAAACCCTACATCAATCACATGGGGTGCTACAGCTTACGTATCTGGCCCTGGTCAATACGGTATTCTAGTAGCAGTTTCTGACTTACTAGTTCGCAACTCAGCTATCGAAGTGATAGATGATGCTACTATGCAAGTTCGAAATGCTCTTGCTCGATTGGTAGATACAGTTCTTCAAACAGTAGTTAACTCTGGTACAAATGGTGTGATTTACGCTGGTGGTAAGACATCACGTTCAACTATCGGTGCTGGTGATACTATTGCACAATCAGATATTACTCGAGGTACTACATGGCTACGATCTTCAAACGCTGCAGGTGCACGCCCATTTGAAGGTTCATACTATGTCGGTATCATTTCTCCTAACGTAGCTAACGACTTGTCAAACAACACAGGTTCTGGCTCATGGGTAGATATGGCTCGATACTCTGATATCCAAAGTGTCAAAGAGGGTAAGCTTGGTAACTTCCGTGGAGTTCGCTTCTTGGAATATCCTTACCAAAATTACTACAACTCTACAGTTCCAGTTTCTCCTGTAACTCTACTTGGAGAACGCTCTTTCGGTTGGGGATATTTCCAACAGCCAGAGGCTCTTCTTGTTACTACACAAGACTCAGCAAATCCACTTAACCTTTACAAGTCAATCGCTGGTAAAGTTACTCTAGGTGCGACTCGCTTCGAGGATTATGTTGGTTACATCAGAATCGTAAGAATCGAAACAGCTTTCACAAGCTAGTATTCTGACTTTGCCCACTTCGACTGGGCAAGTCTCAGGATATTAACCTGAACATATATGGCTACACTATCAACAGTATTAAATTTCGCACGTGCTCAAGCTCAAACCGATAGCAACGGTCTTACTGACGCTAAGGGCATAATCTTTGCCAACGAAGCTTTATTAGATTTCCACCGAGAACTCATAACTCATGGAGTCGACAGTTCAGGACTACAAGAATCATACACATCAGGTACAGCCAACCAAGGCACATATCTTTACCCGACTGACCTATTTTTCTTGAAAGCTATCGAGGTTAACTTTACAGACACTACCGAACAAAACTATATAACCGCCGAACAGATTGATGTTTCTAACTTAGCTGGGAACAACTCTTTTTCATGGTTGCGTAAAAATCAAACAACACAAAGACCAAAGTTTGATGATCGTGGAGACTGGTTTGAAATCTTCCCAACGCCTATCGCTTCAAACAACCTAACTAATATGTTTAGAATCTTCTACTTCCAAGAGCCAACTGAATATGCGTCTGTTGGCGACACTATCTCTTACCCTGAATCACTAGACTATCGAATACTTGGTTGGAGAATTGCCTCATCATATCTAAAGAGTTTAGGTAGCTGGGAGAGTGCCGTACAATTTGATACCGAATATACACAACGAATACAACAATTAGTAAAAACACTTAGTCGGGGTGTTCAACAGCCAATGCAAGCCACACCAATCCAGTTAAATGGTTGGGAATTCTAAATGTCTTGGACAAACGTACCAAAACCAGTAAATAACGACTACATGAATGTAAATCCGATGGGCCGTGAACAATATGACCAATCAGATTTAACTTACGATAGTGCCGTTACTTATTACGATGGAATAAACCCAAGTCAGTGGACAGACATTAGCAAGCCAAACACATCAACATGGAGTAACGTAGCAAAACCAACCTAATATGTTTCCATCAACAATATCTACATTCAACATAGTTTCTGCATCAGATAGACTAAATAGTCCATCTCATTCGGCTTTACACAACTCAGTCTCGTCAGTTTTGACACAAGTTCAAACAGTCATCGGGGTAGAGGGAGCTAATTCAGTTGTTGGTTCTCTAAACTACCTCATTAAATCTCCAGCGTCAGATGGCGGTGGTCATATTCAAACAGCCAACAAAGGAGGAACTGGTATCACTTCGTATTCTAAGGGTGATTTATTAGTGGCAACTAGTTCTAGTGTTATTTCTAAATTGGTTGTAGGTGTAGATGGCCAAACTATAATTTCTGATAGTTCAGTAGCTTCTGGTATAAAATGGGGGATTCCACCTGGTATAAAACTGGGGACTCGGGCGATCACATCCACCCTATCTAATGTTTTATCTGGAAGTATTTTTTCTGTAAATGTTCCAGCTAGTACAGTGGGAACTACTAATGCAATACGAGCTAAAGCTTATATAACACAATTCACTGGGGATTCAGCTTCGGCATCAGTTCTATTGAGTGCTGTATATGGAAATACACAAGTTGGCTCGATACTGTATAACCAAGGAACTGGTGCGTCTATGATTGGTTTTTTAGAGTGCACATTGGTTGGAAACAATGCAGACAATTCACAACAAGGAACACTAGTATTAAATATACAGAAAAATACTGGGGGATTTGTAACTGCTTTAGGTTCGCAACCTTCTGTGATATATGCCTTATCTTCAGGTTCATCATCTGAAGACAGTGGAAAAATACAACCATTTGGATTTACAGCGAGATTTTCTAATACTGGGCCAGATATAGCTATAGTTACTAGAACTGCGGTAGCTGAAAAAATAACATGACGAAAACATTAGTGGTAGACAATTTCAAAGGTTCAATGACAATCTACCAAGACGGAGATATAAACTCTGGTTTTTCATATGTTATAAATACTTTCGGGAATGACCCTTTCACTGACCCTGGCAATCTAACTTGGTCAAAAGATTCTGTTCAAATTGACCCAAATGCTACAGTTATCACTGACTTAATCATGGCAGGAAAGGAACGTGTAGAGAACAACACGCTATATGTTTATGCAATTGGCCATACTGGACGACTTTACAAAATACAAGTAAACGACCCAACTTCATATAATCCAAACTATGACAACCCAGTTTTACTGGCTACACTTTCAATCAACTCACCAACGTTTACTCGAGGGGGGTTTATTGATTTTTATGGTGCGACTGAAAAAATATACATCGGCCATGACCAAGGTGTTACATCTATAAACTACAATGGAACTGGCGAGGCTTTTGTTGGGGCTTTGGGTTCATGGACTCAAACAGTACCACGACCATTGAAACAATTTGTCGGGAAAATGTATGTAGGAAATGGAACTAATATAGCTGAAAT